GTATATCCAGTACCGCCGATAAGTCCGTTACCAGAATTTAAGCCGCTGTTTTTATTGCGAATCATCCCTACATCTTTGCTTACCCGTTCTTGTGGTGTTAGTAGTGATTCATAAAATGAGAACACTGCTTGTGATGTAACGCCCAAATCAGGGTGCAATGTGCCGTGTGTAGCAGCGTTATATAGGGTACTCATCTTCTGTAGGGTAAGAGTTCCACCAGAAGCGGTTACAGTTGCCCTTAGGGATGGGTACGTTGCTCTGGACTGTCCACCGTATGTAGCCACTAACGAACCATCATCTACAATTGCGCTTAACCCTAGAAAGTCTTTATTGGTATTACCTGATCCGTCACCATAAAACATATCACCTATTGTGTCGGCTGCGTCTTGTGCATCTGACTTGACCTGTGTTTCGATAAGGTCTAAGATTTTTTCGTCCGTGCCGTTGACCGAGACTTCCGTAACGTCAATTATCGTGGGTTGTTCGAAGAAAGAAGGATAGAATGAAAGTTTTCGCTTATTGTCGACCATTGATAAGTCGAAGGTGTCGAGGCCAGAGAATGATTTACCGTTTGTGTTTTTTTGAAATTTGAACGGAAACTGCATTTTTTCGCCGTTCCACTTTTTGACCGAGCCGAGTACCCTGCCTGCGAGTACGTTCGATTTGAGCACAGTGTCCACAACCATAGGCATTATTTTTTGGTTGGTTATGGTAGTTACCCTTTCGGAAAAGGGTGCATTATTTGCCATATATTATTTTAATTTATTGCTCTCTCCAGCTTCTTGGCACTTCACCTAGCTTCATGATTGAGTTAGTTGCCCCTATTGCGGGGGTTGATCTAAGTTTGTCGGCGACCTGAGATCTTACATGAGACCTGTCATCTTTAGGGATCAATTGTTGCATAAGGTCTAGACCCTTTCGGAAATCTGGTCTTCCATCTGCGGTTTTAGGTATAGAGTTGTATTTCGTATTATGGTCGGTCAGAAACTTCATCAGCTCGTTTTGTTCGAACTTCAGGCCTTCTGATTTCATGGCTGCGTATTCTGCGGTAACCCAATTGTTCCATTCTGTCTCGGCTTGGATTTTCTCAAGCTCTTGATTTTGAATGGCTTGAATAGTCTCTTGCTTCACCTGTTGTACTAATTCTTGGTCACGAGTCTTCATAATTTCGTATGCTTCTCTATTGTCTCCCCAGAGCTGTACAAACCAATCTGGAAGTGGTTCGGTGTTTTGCTGGTTTTGTTGGTGTGAATTAAGTAAAGGCTCCACCTGATCCTTAAGAGTTTTTAACTCTTGAAGCTCAACCTCCATAGATTTGTTCCTTTGCACTAACTCCTGCCAACGTGGATTTTTGTGAAAAGGTAATTTTTCGTCATGAGTATTGTCGCCCTCATGCGGTGGCTGTCCCTGTTCGACTAGATCCGTCTGTGCTGACTGTCCGTTCTGTTCACCTGCGTTTTCGGGGGACGAGTCCGTTGGAGCATTTTCCATTGTGGGCTGTTCTTGATTTGCATCAATGCCCTTCGTCAAAGCTTCTTCCATGATTTTTAAGTTAGTTAGTTGGGACACTCTTCAATAAATCCTGCCCTGTGTTATCTGCTGACAAGTTCTGGTTAGATTCTGACGGGATCGGCTGCTGCGTGGCTGCTGCCATGCCTTGTTGCCACATCATTAGATTCTGTACTGTTTGTTCTGGATTAGGGTCTTCCAGTCTTTTATACAGATCGATGGGAGCTAATGCACCCGCGGTGAATAGATCGATCGCCTCATTTCGCCTCGTGAGTGAATCCTTCGGTATCATTGACCCTTCTTTCACTGATATCCTTAGCTTGCTGGTGATGGACTCTACTCTTTCGGGGGCATATACGTAGTACATCTGGAGAACCTGATTGTATATCCCGTCTGCGAATTGCTCGAGGTATTCGCTTACCCCTCCGCCTATGCGTGAGTCATCTGAACCTTTCGCAAGAATCTTACCCCTGGCTGTTTCTTGCGATTTAATGCCTTGTGCAGTGGATCCTGACGTGCCGAAGATATTTCGTAATTCTGCTCTAGCATCCTGTTGCTGTGTGTAGACGGAATTAGGTAGAGGTTGACCCATCATCTTCGTGACTCCTTCGTTGATGTTGCCATCTGGAACGAATACTGCATCTCCCTCTTGCCATGCGACCACAGCTTCTGTGGCTTCTTCTCTAGTTAGCCCTGTTTTCGCTCCTGATATTGCCCATCCACCGTTGATGTTATCGTTGTTTTTGTCAATTTGCCTGTTCCTTTTATTGATCGTGTCTTGCTGCGGGATTACCTGCCAGATATTACTGGTGTCGTCAATCGGGTGCTTCCCCGTGTTAATTACCGAAATAAAACTAACTGGTATCTCTGGTTTGGAAAGGTGGTTCTTGCCTTGGATCTCTGTTGGGATCTCCGCACCGTACTCATCTATGGTAGTTTTTTGTTCGGTGTAATTAAAGTTTGGGTTTTTGATTTTGTCGAGAATTCTGTGGTTGAGTGTCCAGAACACCATATCTGGTGTATACCACTTAATGTATTGAATCTCTGTCCCCATTTTTCCTTGAACTTTTTCTGTGATCCAATTTGCTTGAGCTGGGAAACGTTCTGCTAATTCTTTTGCTGTTTCGGATTCATATAACCCAACTATTTTACCTGTGTACTTACCTGCTCTTATTGTAGCTTTCGGGTCGAGTATTATTTTTTGGGGACGCACCACATTGAGACATGGTTCGCCCGTCTGGGTGTCCCAATAAACCTCACCTACACCCAGAAAATATAGCGCCCAGTGTCTCGTGCAGTCCTTTATTAAAAGTTTAAGTCTGGTGTCATCTGCCCACCCATTAAGCAACTCCGCCGCCATGGCGTTCTCGATGTCTGTACCTTTGCTTACGCTCGCCTCAGGGTTAGCTCTAGTCACCAGTGGTAGATAAGTTTCTAGACTCTCAAAAATCAGATTATCTATGTTCGGTCTGACTGTGTCCGTGCTTGTATCGTCAATCCAGATGCTACCTTGGTTACCTTCCCAGTACTTCTCCACAAGCTCTTGTTTTTTTTTGCGAGAAGCCATAAAAGTTTCCCAGTCTTTTTTGTATTTTTTGGCTAGCTGGATGAGTTCCTCATCATCTATATCTAGAGCCAATTCTGGGATTTTTTCGGATATTATTCCTTCATCTACATCTAGTTTTCGGGAGTCTGTATGTTTGTTAACATCGCCACCTAGGGTGGCGATGCCGTCGGATAGAGCCATTTTTGTTTTGTTATGAAGCCTTGTTACGTAAGAATTTTCATGGCTGTAATTTTTTTGTCAAGCTTACTTTTGACTTTTTGGAAATAAAACGTTTGATTTTTTTAGGTGTGGGTTAAGTTGCAGGAATATATCCCCCATAGTCCGGTCTATCGAACCGTTATGCCCTATAGTTGGGGATGTCTTGGTGTGCTGCGGTTTCGTGCTGATTATATGTCCCCTCTCCCCAGTGAATCGCATCCTACCTACACGCCAGTATACTGTAGCCAGCGCCCAGTGATCGTCTCCGTTTCGAGTCCACACTTTTTTTTGAAATCCGAATTTATCGTTTTCTGTGATTCTTGTGAGCGCATTCCAGTGCTGCCAGTAGGATAGCCAATCTTTTTCATTGCCGTATACTGGCATACGACCATCGGTGAATTCATCCACGACTAGCTGGATCATTCGGTTACGATCGGCTATTACCGTACCAGATTCGTCGTTGTCTCCCCATCGTACCAATTCCTCTGTTTTTCGGTCTGATCCGAACGCACACAGAAAGACTCTGTTCCTGAACTTTTCTCGGATTTGCCTTGAGCCGATGAGGTCTCCGCCTTGATCTATCACGCAGACTGCCTTAGGGAATCTACTCTGGAGTAGATACTCAAGCTCGTCGTAGCTCGTGTCTTCCGAGTAATAAAATAAGCCCGTATCGTTTCCAACCACGATGTGAATTTTTATCCCAGTATCTACACCGATAATCACCTGCCCTCCTTCATTGTTGACATCATCCGTTAAATTTTTCAGAAAAGCACTCTGTGTGAGTTTATTTCCGCCGCCGACGTAGGGAAGACCAAGGACTTTATTGTAAAAATACTCCTCGCTTTTTTCTTCTT